CCTCTATTCTCTTTGTTTAGTATGGATAAAACGATATTTCGAACATCATTAATCATGTGTCTGCTTTTTACAAAGATAAATAAAAAAAGGCACTTCGATTAAAAAGTGCCTTCTCAGTAGTAGGTTGTATACTATTATGCTACAGTAACAGCACTAACAGCTTGAGGAACAGCTGCAACAAATGTTACATTTGTCCAAGATGTAGTCAATGCATCATTGATTGCATTTTGAATAGCAGTACGCATACTAAAAGCAACTTGAGCTGCATGAGTTAATGTAACTACTTTTCCACCTGTATAAGTGATTGTAGTTGTAGTAGCAGTTCCGCTACTGTTTGCGGATCCTAATCCTGAAGCAACTAAAATAACATTGTCAGCTGAAATTAATTGATTTGGTTGACTAGTAACCGGGATGCTAATAAATTTTTCCATGTCTTAAAAATTAATGGGTTTATAAAGTACAAATATACTAATTATTAGAAATCTTTTCTTCCAAGAATTTATATAACTCTAAACCTTCGTCAGACTGTAAATAAGAAGCCAATACATATATGTGATCTTCTCCAAATGGAACAGTCAATAAACGTTTCTTATTGTCTTTCAAATTATAATAGATATCCTTACCATTTCTAAATGTAAGATATCCTTCTGAGATTGCTTTGAATGCAATATTGTTAATTGATAATGATGGATCATCTAACACCTCCATAAAGTCTTGAGGATAACGCTTAGCAAATAACATCATGTCTCTTTTAATTTCAGCAGAACTCATTGTATCAACATTTCCGTTTAATACTAATCGAGCAATAGCTTCTAATTTATTGAAGTCATTTTGAGTTAACTCACGAACTGCAATTAATGCATCTATTTCAGAAACCAAGTATTCAACATCTTGTTGAGCATCTCTTTCTGAGTCAAATTCATAAAACTCAGTTCCATTACCTGGATGGTAATGTAAAAACTCCTGAAGAACAGGATTTGTTTTTGGCACAATTAAAACACCATCTTCAAATACGATTGGCTCTAAGATTGCATTTGCATCTTGCTCGTGTTCGAATGGACTTTTTTGATTTCTAGCATATCTTAATGTAAGATTTACACCTTCTTCTTCATCGAAGTAAAGTAATCTTTTTCGCTTTGTATCGCGAGATAAGATAAAATAAGTTAATGGGGCTGAATCACCTTTTAAAAGATAGGTGCGATCTTTCGAATCTAGTTTTACTCTTTTCATTTGATATAATTTAATTTACAATAAAAAATAGAGAGGGACACTGCTGCCCCTCTCTGATTTGTTCTTATTTGAAGATGAAGAAGTTGTTAGCTCCTAATGTACAAAGCGCACGCTCTGACAAGAAGTTAACCTCCATTGCATCTAGGTCACTTGTTTGTGCACCTCCAGCAGATCCAGTCATCCATGTTTTGTAACGACGGTTCTCAGCTTCAGAAGCACGGTAACGAACGTGTAAGAATGGACGTTTTGCGTTTTTACCAAGAACTTGGTCATAAACGTTCATTGTTCCAGCAGGAACTAAAACACCATTTACAGCTCCACCAAGAATACCACCACGAAGTGTAGCATCATTCAAGTATTTCCAGTCTGTTTTGTAGAAGTCATATCCACGACGGAAGCTAGTGAAACCTAAGTTCAATGCCATTTGCTCGTCGTTATCAAACAATCCGTAAGACGTACCACCTGCTCCGTAAGAGTTTTGTGCAGCCAACATATCGTCGATATCGAAAGAGAACTGACGGTTGATGAACAATGTGTTCTCAGCGATAGCTCCTTGTTTGTCTAAACGTTGTACGATTGTATCGAAGTCAGACAATGCGGATGGAATACCACCAGACCAAACGTTACCACGGTTTTCAATCTCGTAGAATAAACCTTTAGTACCAGCAGCAGTTGAGCCAACATTTCCTGCAAAATCTTGAGCAGTAGATGGAGACAAGTAAGATAATGCATCAGATGATGCTTCAGCAGGAACACCTTCAACCATTGACATCTCTAAGTAATCCTCATAACGTAGACGAGTTTCATGCTCAGATTTCATGTACCAAAGGTATCCTGTAGCTCCGTTCTCAGTTGTTACCTCAACCCATCCGATTTGTGCCATATCAGATCCTGATACAGTGTATTTATCTTTGATGATGATTGGTTTAACATCATAGAATGTGTCTTGAGCCTCTAAAGACCCTTCCATTCCACTTGTTCCTTTTTTAAACTCAGATCCATAAACAAATGCAGTAACAGTTTCAGTCGTAATTGTAAACGGAGAACCTGAAGCATTGTAAAATTTAACTTGGAATTGAGAGTTAGAAGCTAAACCATCAGCAGTACCAACACCAGAAATAACAGCTTTTGCAGAGTTTGCAGAAACTGATTCTGATGATAAAAATACAGTTTGATTTTTACGGAATACACAAACAGCAGATCCAGGGATTGTAAATAATGCAGTATCAGAAGCAGCTGCACTATTAGGAACAACAGCAGTATACTTAGTGTGAAGACGACCTTGCTCTGCCCATTTGATTAAGTCAGAGTTTGTAGGAAGCTCAGCACCAACCATACGCAAGAAAGATGCGATTGAACGGTTACCATAACGTTCGAATTCCTGCTCGTAAGTGTCAGGAAGAAATTGATTTAAGAAGTTGAAATTCGTGATGTAGTTATCAGGAATAGCAACTTTTTGTGAAGATGGAGTTAAACTTACTCCACCAGCGTTTAATGTACCAGCCATTTTTTCTAGTTTTTATTTTTACTTTTAATAACTAATCTGTTACCAAAACCACTTGGTTCAGATGCTCTAACCTGTAGGCCCTCAGCTTTATTAGTTACTTGGGGTGCTTGTCGAACCATATCAATATTCTTTGATTCTTTAGCAATACCATCAACCGCCTCTGCTTTACCCTTCTCATAGAAGAACTTAGCAAATTTCTCAGGGTTTGAGGCAACAGCAATTGCACGATGGAAGCTTTCCGCATCTTTCAAGTAACCTTCTTCATTTAAGAACTTATTTACAAAGTTCGATAAGTTAGATTGTTCTTGACTCAAAGTCTTTGCATCTGCTGGTGTGTAAACAACTTTCTTACCCTCATCAATATTGAATCCGAAACCTTCGAATTTATCAGAGAATAACTCATTTGTTTTGTCAGCAAAATACTTAGACTTCTTTGCTTGGTCTTCCTGGGCTTCAGCTCCAGACTCTATTTGTTTCTTGTAAGCTTCGTATGCATCTCTATCTTCTTGTGGAACAAAGGCTTCCCTTGACTCAAGCGGAACCTTGTACTGATCCTTCAATTGATTAAAATACTCCTTAGCTTTAGCAAGCTCTTTTTTCTTTGCTACTTGTTTTTTCTTGATTTCCTTTTCGTCATCAAAATCTTCATCGTAACCAAACTTTGTCTCTAACTCAAACTTTACATCATCTAAGTCTAGACCTTTGTTTTGTTCTCGATTATATTCAAGAAGCAAAGTATCCTGATCCATGGTGTTGTAGTCTCTATTTAAATTAATAAAGTCTTCAATACCACGCCCAGTTTCTTTCTTGTATTTAAGGAATGCCGAAACATCTTCAGGAAGATCGTCGTTAGCTGCACGTTGATCAGCTAAGTCATCTAATGAATTAATTTCCCTATTCCATCTCTTACCTAAGTAAGATACAACAGTAGATTCGTCTAATTCAACCGGCTCGTTTGCCGGAGGTGTTTCTATAGGTGCATTTGTTGGCGTTTCAACATTTGAAAGATCAATTGTTGGATTTTCCTCCGGTTGCTCTTCATGCGCCTTTAATAATTCTGTCTCTTTTTCTGCCAGTGACTTCTCTTCGTAGTCAACTGTTCTTACTGTAAATTCACTCATTATAATTGGATTTAATTGTTACAAAGTTAAGTATTATTTACTTACGTCTATTTTGGCCCAAAAGACTCTAAGTCAAACCCATCAAGACTATCCTCAGTACTCTCAAAATTCTTAGGAGGTAAATTGTTTTGTCTTTGGTTAATTAACTCAGATTGTCGTGTAGCCTGCAAGTCAACTCGTTTGTCTTTTGCCTTCTCTTTCTCCATGTCTCTATCCTTAATAACTTGTCCTTCCATGCCTTTTAATTGCATATTATATTGGAATTCGACATCCATTAATTGACGCTTAAGCTCAACCTCTGCTTGCATTTCTTGAATTCTATATTGAGCTTCAGCTTGCTTAAGTTGGATTTTAGACTGTGCCTCCAATTGAATAAGTTGTGCTTTCTGTTCAGACGCAGCTTGCTGAGATTGGATGTTCGATTGCATTTGCATTTGGAACTCCATCTCTTTTTGTTTCTGTTGTTGATCCATTCGACGCTTACGCTTAACCTTAAGCATCTCATTCGCCAACTTAGTATTATTGATCATTCGGATATCAATTGCATCCTCTAAGTCAATTGTTTGTTGTTGAAGAGCAATCTGAATATTTGCTTCTAGTCTTTGTTTTTCTTCCTCATCTGGAGCAAGATCAATAAAGATACCAAAGTCATGCAGGTATAAGTCTTTAATATCGTCTAAGATAGCTACATTGTACTTACCTATCTGCATAGCAAACTCCTCAGCGAAGTCAGAGTATTCTAATACGTCAGCAATACGAACTGATAAACAATCAGCTAATCGTTTAGTAGTATATAATCCTGACTCAAGGATATGTCTTGTTGCTGTATTTGAGTTAAGCGCAGCTAATTTCTGAACACCAACTAATGCATCAGGATGAGGAGTAGATGCGTCTCTCGCCTCATTAATACCTGTCACATCGCGTATCATATTTAAGTAGTGGTTGTAGTTACCAATTAATGCAGCCATCTTACCTTGTCCGGAGTTAGTATTTAACTCTTGGATAGGAATACGCGCATTATTAAACTCTCCTTCTTGAGTATAACTACGTCCAATAACACTACCTGTTTGGAAGTATAACTTCAATGCATCTTCTGGGTTATATGCTGCACCTGTACCTAAGTCAACCTCATTAATACCATCGGCATCGATAAATACACCATCCGGAACAACTCGTGCCATCACTTGTTGTAACTTAAGGTGTGTTAACTGAATCTGATCAGCAAATGGAATCATACGTCGAACCAAAGACTCGATGTTTCCTTTATACATTCTTGGAGCATGTACCACATAGTTAGGCATCGCCTTCTGACTAGCAGATTTTGGCCTAACCATATTCTTCATCATCTCCCACTTGATAAGGATATTAGATCCACCCACAAGGATACCGTCATACCAAACATCACGAACTGCTTCTACTCTTTCGTATAGCATTCCGTCTTCGATAACTGGATTAAATGACTCATCCTTACGAATAACTCTTTCTCCTCCGTTCTCAAGTAATTTCTTTTTCCATACAAAACGTTTGTCAGTTTTGTAGTTAAAGTATAGCAATGTAACGACCTCATTTAAGAATGAGTCGTCTTGATAATTTCTGATGATAGGAAAGTAATCATACCATGCAGAACTAGCATTTCTAATTTCTTGAAGTTGCTCGTCTGTAAGTGTAGGATCAATTTTAAGTAGCTCAGTGTAGTGAACCATCTTAACCTCACCAAAATAATAACAGTCAGAAAAATCATTTTTCTCAGTATAACTATATATCATATTAGCTGGGTCGACATAGTCAACCTTAACACCATCATTTACTAAAAATGTATGTCTTACAGCTCCGATACCAATAGTGGTAATATCATAGTCATATAACTTCTTGATGTGCTCATAGTCATTCATCTTGAGCAATGTGTCAATAGCTACCTCTTCTGCAATCTCAATGCTTGGTTTGTATTTCAATTGCATATATAATGATAACTCTTCATCATTCTCAGGAAGTTCATTAGGGTCAACATTGTACGCGTCAACTCCAAACTCATCTTTAGTTAACTTAAGAAAGTCTTTTGCAATCATGTCAGACTCGATCATATCCTGGAATATGTTCTTTTTCTCAGCTGACATAACATCTTGCGCCTCTGCCTTGATAGCATAAGGACGCTCAGACATACCGTTTACAACAAGGTCTACAAATTTGGGAATAATGGGAATAGGAGACCAGTCTAGGTTTAACATAGACATATCTCCATTGATAGACAATTCATCTTTATATTTCTGAACTGGCTGTTCTCCTCTTGCGTATAGCCTCAATCGGTGGAACTCCCCCCACTGATGATAGAACCTACACGAATTTGCCTTTCTCTTGAACCACTCACCCTCAATAGACTTTGCTACCTTAAGACCGTACTCAAAAGTTGCCTTTTCTTCGTCGGTAGCCATCTGATTCGGGAACGGCCGCTGGGAAATTAAAACTTGTGGTTTCTCCATTATTTTATTATTTCGCTTCTGTTTCCACGATTATCGTATTTTACAAATTTAATACTTATTTTTGATTCCTTCTTCTCAGGTGTAAACATATA